GATCACTGTCTCCGCGCCGGCGCTGGTATAGGTATTGATCTTGCCGCCGCTGCCGGAAAACGCCGCATAAAGCAGGGTACCACCGATAACGATGCCGCCGCGCCAACCGCTATGCGTACCAAGCTTAAATAGAGTCAGGCCAGGAACTCGCCGCCACACGTTTTGCGCCCGCGCCCCTTTGACCAGAGGCTCGGAATAGACGTTGATAAGACGGCCGGCGCTATCATGCGTATTCCGCCCCGGTGCCGATGTAAGCGGAAACGGTATTGCTGCTTGCGGCATGTCAGGCGTGAATAATGAACCCGAAGGCGTGCCAGCCGAGCAGGAACAACAGAATGAACAGCATTAGTGAACTGGCATGCGCATAAGGATATGAACCGGGAGCATAGACACTGCCGATAAATCCCAAAAGCCACAGCAGCATGATCACCCAAAAGATCAGACCGATTGACATGATTCCCTCCTATAGATCACCAACGGTACTCACATCAGGTATTGTCAACCCTGTATCGACATACGTTCCCGGGCCACCAATTGCGGACCCTGCATCATGCAAGATACGTTGGCGGTATATTTTACCAGATTGCGTGATGCCATATGAAATCGTGTGCGGAGTTGTCGTATTGGGGAATAGAAACGTGGCCATAAAATCCCCAGGCTTTGCGAGAGTCGTGACTGCCATTTGTGCCTCCTTAGGTTAAACTCTGTTCAGAAATATTCCGTCCGTAGTGGTTCCCCAGTCGGTCGCGCATAAGTCGCTTCGGTCAACCGGGTGATTGCCACAGCAACCGGATCAATTCCCCCTGCCGCTGGAATGCTGGCCAATCCAAATTCGGATTTTGCCGAGTCGGCCAGCAGAATGCCAAGCGGGATGAATAATTCGCTCGGGATGGCCTCGACATCATCAATGGTCACGATCTGACGCGCGTCCAATTCTTCGATAAGCGGATCGACATACTTATCAACCGCGTCGAAATCCTCGACCGATGGCACCTGACCGGCGGCCAAGTCGCCCAAATGGCCGAGCGCACTATTGATCAGATCGGTGCGTGTCTTGGTGGTCATTCACCGGCATCCCGACGATGATGGATTTTCTTTGCCTTATGCGGCTTTGGCTCACGTGTCGTATAATCCCCCGGTTTTGACTTGCTCAATCCAAGATCTGTCGTGACAGAAACCTCAGCCGTTGCCGCAGCCTCTTTTTTCTGGTTTGGCGCGATAGTGCCAAGGTCCGGCATTGCATCATCGACCCGGAAGAATTGATTTTTTCTCGCCTTGGCTATCATGCCCGGATCATCGACTTTGACCGGCTTGCCTCTATCAAATCGAATGCCATTCCAGGTATTGAATTCAGGTCCGCCGCCAGCAACTGGATTTCCGTTGCCATCGACACGAGTGTGCGCCGAATCTTCCCCCAACCATGTAATTTTGGCCATGTTGCCTCCAAAAAGTGGGCGAGCTTTTTTAAGGCCCGCCCCAAGTTAGCGGTTAGCCGTCGCTATTCGGAATATACAGGATCACGATATCGGCTTGTCCGGTCGTCGCCGCTGTGCCGGTTTGCGTGTAGCGCACAAACACATCGGTATCGGCCGTAATAGCAAGCCCCAGCCCGGTAGTAATGTTCTGGTAGGTAGCTGAGGCTTCGTTGATGTCGCCGGCCCCTGCCAAGTTGGCATTGGTCGCCGAGTCTGTGCCGAACGTCAGCACATTGGTTGTAACGGCATTGAACACCGTATTCACGCGTGCCGCCATGAGCGTGATCAGCGCGCCCGCCGGGAGTGTCCCGACCTTCACGGTGTTGAGTGTACCAATACCGGTATCGTTGAAATTCACTCTCTTGCGCAGAAAGTGAGTCATCTGCATTCCGGTATCTCTTGCTTTGCCTGATGTAGACATGGATGTGTTCCATCTATTTTAGAGAAGGGGCAACGGCACGATTGCCGCTGCCCACAATCTCATGTCCCATTAAGTGTCGTTGACGCTGGCAAAGAAGCCCGAGAACACGCCCCAGTCCTTGAAGGCGGTACTCGTCAGCTTGGCGATCTTACCAATGCCGTAAGCCATTTCGATGCCGACGCCGCGATTGAAGTCATAGTCGGTGACATCGAGTTGGGTCGGTCGCGGCATCTGGCCATAGAATTGAGCCATTGCCGATTGTCCGCACATCTGCGCGATATTGATCTGTACAGTGCCGCCCGTGCCGGCCGTCTTGAACACGGTCGGGATACGGGTCAGCAATTCCGGGACCTGACGGATGATGATGCCGTCATAGAGCAGATCGCCATCCTGGAATAGCGGGTTGTTGTTGATGCCATCACCCTCACGAGAACGAGCATTCGTGTTGGCCGAGATGATGGTTGCATCATTGCCGAGATCACGGAACTGATTTGTATCGCAGAATGTCACGAAATATTCGTATCCATTCTTGATCTTGAATGGACGAATCTTCGGGACAGCATTCATGGCCATGCGCTTCATCAAGCGAAGGCTCGCAGCCGTCAATTTGTCGGTCGTGTTATCGACGTTGGCGGCAGCAGTCGCCCATGTGGCGCTGTAGTTGGAGATGGTTGCTCCAAACAACACACGGTCCACATTGTCAGCCGTCCAGGTATTGCGCTGTGCAGCCGACGCATTGTCCCATGAGACACCATTGACACGCTGGCCGTTGGCCGAGCCAAGGTTGGCCGGAGCCGTCTGCAACGGAATTGACAGGAACCCATCGCACACTTCGTCACGGATCAGGGCTGTTCCCCAATCGCCGAGCAGTGGACGGGCAATATCGAAGATATCCGCCGAGTCCTTCTGATTTTCCGCCCGGTTGGTCTTGACGGCATTACGAGCCCAATCGATCCACATCCTGAAACCGTAGTTGTCGATCGCTTCTTCGTTGCCGGTCAGGGTACCGACACCGATTGCCGTGCCGCGTAGTGAATTGACGATCGGGACGTTGACCTGTTCGCCACCACTTTTCAGATCATTCATCACACGAATGATCGAATTAACACCCGTGCCCATATACGGCGAGAACAGATTCTCGCGGATATATTCACGGATGATATCTTTTTTGAACTTGATAAGTTTGTTGTTAACTTGAACGGAAGTGAGTGCCATGACGGCAATCCTTTCTTGTTAGACAGCCGTCATGTGACGGCTATTAGCGGAATGCGGAGTCGAACAACGCCCTATCGCTGCCGTCGGCATCGATCAGATCGGATTGCGCCGATGATCCGGTTGCCCGCGACAGTGACGGAGGAAGTTGAACGACAGTGTTTGGACGTTGTCCTGGCTGACTTTGCTGTGGCGATTGTCCGTTCGCCGTAGCACGAGCAATTTCGAGCGCTTTCTTGATATGCTCGGGGTCTTTCAGCAGTTCATCACTAAGCTTTTGCCGGTATGCCTTGGGATCAGGCCCGACTTCACGTACCAATTCGCCCGTTTGATACCAATTGACGATTGCCTCACCGGGATTGGCTTGGCGCGCCAAATGCTGGACAAGCTGGTAATTGCCGTTTTGCCCTTGAATAACGAGAGCCTCATAGGCTTTCTCAAAAGTCTCGCCATGTTTATAGTGAGTTAAAGCAAGATTAAAGTTGAGCCTATCTTGGGCGCGTTCTTCTGCCCTTATTCGTCTCTCGTTTTCTCTGTAGCCTATCGGATCGAGCAACGGATCAATCTCTTCCTGCGGTTTCGCCTGCGGCTGTTCTGCCGCCATGCGCGCCTGCATTCGAGCCAATTCCGCTCGCAGTTGTTGCGCTTCGGCTTGCGCCGCACGCCGCTCGTCTGCGATCTCACGCGCCCGCCAGGACGGAATAGATGCATCTTCCTCAGCCGTCGTTTTTGCCGGCTGTGGCGGTGCTTCCGTCTTTGGCGGTTCTACCGGAGTTTCCTCCGTTTTTGCCGCAACCTTCGGAGCGAATTGACCGCGTTCATTGCGCGGTTGTTCTTCGGTCTTGGTTTCGACTGGCGCTTCTTCTGTCGGGGCGGGTTGTGGTTCCGGCGCGGGTGCCGGGGTATCCTTGAACGCCTGATCCAGAAGCTCGTGCTCGGTAGGCATAGTCTCCTGTTGCTCTAAGTCAGCCATTTTAATCTCTCACTGGATTGCCCTGTTTCGTCAGGACGGACGTATCGCCAATCTCGCTTGGCGTGGCGTTGTCCCATATCGTAGGGACGGACGAATTCTTATGCCTTCCAAGGGCGCGGATGCGCCGGCCATGTCAGCGGCCGATATTTGCCCTTTCCAGGCTGATTATCGAATGGCGGAATAGGCGGATCGGGGACCGTTATTGTCTGCTCGGTACCAAGTGCAAGCCCATTGCTGGTGAAGAAAATTACATCACCGGGAATTGCCAATACCGTGCCGATCGTAACAATCGCCATCAGGGTGCAATCTGTTCGCTCGCGGCGGCGTGTCCATTTCCCTGCTGCGGCATCTGCTTATTAACCTGCATTTGTATTTCGGCAATTGCCGGCGCCGCTTCACGAAATATATGATTGTTCAGGGCATTCATAATCGTCATTAGCGTTTGCTGTGACAGTTCAAGAGTAAACATTTAATACTCCTAGAAGCATGGGATATAACGAGTATTGCCACCACTATCCTTGATGGTGAGCCACGTCTGTACTGTCGTGCTGGCACCAGCTGGACCAATGGAGCCGAGGACTGTTGCAACGCCTCCATTGGCCGAGAAGTTAGCGGCGTTAGAAAACTTTACGTTTCCGGCAGTCAGCATCCGCACTACCTCTGTGTTGTTGGTCTTGAGAACCATATCGTGCGTGCCACCTGCGCCGCCCTTCTCTGTACCGATTTCAAAGGTCTGCGATGGTACATCCCAACGAGTGAAACCGCGTTCAAAATTGATCGGATCGGTAAGCCAATCGAAGAGAATGTAGCCGCGCTGCGCACCGCTGGCATTCACGACTGGTAAACTGATGTTTCCGTAATATGCTAGACATGTTGTAGCAGCATCGGGATTGCCGGTAATGCCGGGGGCAATGAAGTCTATTCTTCCATTGGCAGAGGCTTGACCTAGACCACCATTGATACGCAAGCCTACATTTGGACTATATGGCCCGATCCCGCACCCGTTTAGGGCATTAGCGGGGTTATAAGATATCCACCCGCTTACATCAGGGGCACCTGAACCAAAATTCGAGGTCAACGAAATTCCAGCGGTGTTGCATCGAAAGATAACTAATCCAGTATTACAATTATCCAGAAAAATTCCGGTATTCATCGCAACAGTATCGCCGGTTGGCTGACCAATGCCACCATTACCGGCACGCAGCAAGATGCCAGTGTCCCACATCCGCGCACCCCAGTTCTCAACACCGAGAAAGGAACGAACGCCAGCACCACCAGGGGTGTAATGATTGATGCGATAGTTGAATCCGGTTACGTCAGCATAAGGACAAATAGCTTGTTCAACGGAATTGCCTACGACCCATAAGGCTGCGTTTGAGGTTTCACAAATGAGGAAGCCATCAACCACGCCATTAGTGCCACCGAAGCGCAGGACTCTGGCGCACGGACGGATGATGTAGGCAGCGCTGCCGCCTGCACCTGATCCTGCCGGTCCTGGCCCACGGCCGTGATAGGCCGCATCACCAGCGACGGAGAAGGTATGAATAGTTAGATGGGTTGCAGTAGTAACCGATGTAATTTGATACCAGCTTTTAAGAGTATTCCCTCCGCCAAAGGGACCTGCGGTGCAGTCATCGGCGGTGAGGGAGATAGCGCCAATGTTCAAGGCGGTACCTCCAACCGGCCCAGTCGGCGAATTAAGTGCAGTTCCGCTAAAGTCCATGCCACCGCCAGAAATCGCCGTGACGGTGCCGGTCGAGTAGCTTGGTGCGGACAGGTTAACCAACACCCGATCCTGCCCCATTTGAAAGGTTGAGAAGCACTGGATAACCAGAGCAGGAGTGACAGTAACTCCGTTATTATGATTATAACGGAAGATACCGGTGATCGAGGTTGGAGTGAAAGAGATGATCTGTACAGCTTCAAGATTAGGAGAGCCGCTGGCAACTTGCTGTTCGATAACGACCCAATCGCCGTTAACGGCACCAGCAGTGCTTACTACGGTGACGGTTTGTGCATTCTTGGAAGCAACAATTGCTTGAGTCGTCGTTGTATTAACGACTGACTGCGTCGGCTTGGATTGGATTGTGGTGGTGTTGAGAAAGCCTTGCTGTTGGAGAGGGCTTACCAGCCGGAAACCCTGTCCTTCATCTCCATTGACAGGGCCACCAGCATATTGGACGAATTGCTGTCCAATAGACGTATCAGACATTCCATAAGCAGTAACGCTCTCGCCAGTTAGATTTTTCTGTCCTGAGGCATTATAAGTTGCACCCATATTGAGGGCGAGGAATGTGACCTTTGCCGTGGTGATACCACCATTGGTAGCCTGACCATTAAGTGCGCTGAAGTCTATTTCAAGACATTCATTGTTCGAAAAATTAGGATTGTTCTGTGCGCAGTCGGTAGCAACTCTAATCCTCGTAGCCCATCTATCGTTAGGATCGCCGCTAATGGTGGGGTTGAAGGTGTCAATGCTTAAGCCGTTAATGAGAAAAAGTGGATCAGTACCCGAACCAATAATCGGGATCAAAGACGCAAGCTGATTAATCGCCGTCTGTACATCGGTTGCGGTAACAGAGCCGAATGGAATATTTGAAATCAGATTTGCTGCTGGTGGAACGGTAGCAATCGGGAATGCGGTTATCGGCATGTATCAACGCGCCAACACGCCCGGTGGAATCGGACCCGGCAACGGTAGAGTCATTTGTTGCGGCTGACCTTGCGGAAATGACGGAATGTCGCCGGATGGTGGCGCCACAGCCGGGACCGGTCCATACCCGCCGCCCACTGGAACCTGTCCAACGGGTACAGGAGATGGTCCCGGCTGGCTCGGAACAGCAGTCGCACCGGGGACGGTTGCCTGCTGTTGCGCGAGCTGCTGATTATCGACATGCGCGTCATGCAACGTTTTCACGCCACTGGCAAAATCTCGGAATGTCTTGGCCTTGGTTTCCTGTGTCTTGGCACTTTCACCCTCAAGCGCAATTTGCTTGGCCTGTATCGCCATCGGATCTGGCGGCTGCTCCCCGGCTTTGCGGAATTTATCCTTAGCGGCTTGCGGTAATGGCGCTGTTTCGATCAATAGGCCCACAGCGGCCGAAGCTTCGGCCGGCGTCAGCATGGTGGCAACAGCCGGAGCAATCTGTTTCAATGTATCAAACACATCCGCAATCATGGTGATAGAATCCGGCGCTTCGTCCATGATGATAACGACATCGAGCGAGCCGACTGCATTAGCGATCGACGGCTGTCCGTACTTATCGAGCGTCAATCCATAGCGTTGAATGAATTGCGCGAGGCCGGCATCGTCAGTGACACGTATCCAACGCTCTGCTGTCCAATAGCGCTGTATGATGTTCCAGATGGCGCGGTAAACGCGGATTTTCCAAGTTCGATAGGCGATGATGTATGGCCCGAGTTCGGCAATTCCAGCCTGTTGTAATAGCTGGATAGCGCGTCCTGATGATCCTTCGATTCCTTGGCCGATAAGCGCCGGATTAGGTCCGAAATTCTCGATCTCATTCTTGGCCTCTTGAAGCATTGATAATTGGCCGGCAAAGTCCGCGTTCTGATCATCGGGGACGGCTTTCTTGCCGGGATTAGTTTCCAGCACACCATCAGGCTTGGCCCATTCGAGCCGCGCCTTCTCCACGTCATCGAATGCACCCTTTTCGGTGATCAATCGGCGCGAATTGAGAATGTGCAGAGCCTTCGATCGCCGATGATTGATTTCATCCTGCGGTCCCTTCAGATTGCGCACGAAACCATAACGATCGGCATCATGATCAACCGCCGCCGAGAACATCAGGTACTTGCTGAAACTCTTGCCGCGTTCATCAACATAGGGTGACTTCCCTTCCATCAATATCTGGTTGGAAATATAAAGCGCCCAGCACCATTTGCCCTTATGCACGTACCAGTGATCGACCATCCGCACTTTCTTGGCTGATGTATTAACCCAAGTTACCTCACGGTCGGCATGTGCGGTCAGATCGGTCCCGGACTCGATCAATCCGTCAATATCATCGGCTTTCTCAGGGACCAATTCCTTCGCCTGATCGACATCAACCCACTTCGATACGCCCATGAATCGTGAATCGGTAAAACCATCATCGAATGATCGCGGGTCGTAAAAGAACGTGTCGGCATAAACGATATGCAGATCGATATCAGGATCGCCGTGATCACCAAATGCCAGATCGAGCTCAATGCCGGCTATGCCATCGATCGCAGCAAATCGCGCGATACGCGGTGACTTTGATTTCCAATCAACGTGATCGAGCGCATACCGCAACACAGCCGTGGCAATGTCAGCACCGGATTGATTTTCCGGGGTACGCGGGAAAGCCTTCGGATCCTGCCGCAACCGCTCGACCAGGCCGGTAACAGCATCGATCTTGCGCACAATGCGGTTGGACGTGATAACCGGCTGTCGGCGCCTCTTGAGTGCCTTGATTTCTTTTTCGGTCCATTGCGCGCCATGATAGTAGCGGCGTGATTGCTTCTGTTCATCGATCTCCGCCGACTTCACCCCGAGATAATCATAATAATTACGGCGCAATTCCTCGATCGGCTTATATTCGGATGTCGTGTCACCTACGGCGGTTGCCTTGTCGGTTGGTGTGCTTTGGATGTTAGTATAGTCGGCCATTTATCTTTTTTCCGGCGTGATAATGCTCGGTACCCGATCCATTGACATTGACCGATCAGCGTGCGGCAGCGGCGTACCAGCTAACACCATGCCGATCGCCGCTAAAATCGCAATGAACACAATCAGCATTTGACAGACACGCTTCGGTATCATCGGCATTGCCAGGACTTCGCACACATACCAAAGAATGATTGCCATGATGGCAAGCTTTGATGCTTCGATTGCAAAGGCAATGACGTTCATTGCTGCTGTTCTTGTGATAATGCTTGCAATAGACCGGCCGGTGTAGCCATGCCGGGAACGGCATATTTACGGAGAATGTCGATCAGGTCGGGATTGAAGACGACATAGTTGCTGGTCGGTGATCTGTATGGCGGCCACCGATCCATTTGTCGCGCAAGTCCCACCATTTGACGCGACCCCTGATCCAGATATTTAATGCCGGGGATGCCTGCTTGATTGAGAGCCGCAGATGCTTCATGTGGTTCTGTCTGTGCCATGCGGCGATAGATGTCGCCGCCGAGCGGATTGCGTGTCTCTACGGGCAGGCCGAGTCCCTTATTGAGCCACGGCAACCCAAACTCTGCCTGCGCGCCGGGAGTAAATCCAATTTCGCGGGCAATGTCTTGAACCGCTGGAAGTTGCTGCGATAGCGGCTTATCCCAATCTATGAATTGCTCGGGCTTAGCGTTGATGTTGACTTCGTACATACGGCCTTGCGTGAGCCAAGGCTTACGCGAAAGCGTATCGCTTACGGCATGGTCATGCAAAGCATCTAGGTGGTTTTGCAGCGCGGCAGTTTCGGCTGTCATTTTCTCGCCGCTTGCTTCACGCGCGGCCCGCAATTTTGCGACTACTTCATCCCACTTTGGTTTGATTGCCGAAATCGCCTCGTCATCCGGTGTTATGTTTTCCGCGTTGCCAGGCGCTAGACGTTTTTTGTAATCCCGAGCAACCGCCGGATTCTCCGCAAAATACAATCCATGCCCGTAAGATTGCGCGCCCTCGCCTGTGCCTATTCTGGACAGGTCAAACTTATCGAAATCGTAGGGGCTGCCGTGATAGGCGCGAATGCCGGCTATCGTCGCGCCGGCCTTTTCGTTGCCGCCCGAGAACAACGAAAAGTCATTCATACTTTCGCCCGGTGCCAATAATGGCCCCTGACTTGGATTCTTGTATTCCTGCAATTGCCTTTGCGTATCACGCAAGCTCGACATCAGCCGATCGGACGAATATTCCATCGATCCTTTCGGAGCATCAGGTTCCGTGCGTTTAACTGTTCCGAGCCCATAATCACCGGTTGAGCCGTACTTTTGCGTTCTCTGAAATGCTAAATCCTTGTCCTGTGCCATCTTCTCGGTAAACGATAACGGCCGCATCCCCGAGCCCAAGCCGCCAGTACCGCCCGGAGTGCCAATCATCAGCATAGCCAGATCAGCCGCCGGCTGAATCATTTCCTCGGTTGTGCCGCCATACTTATATGCATTGCCAGGCGCCATCACGGCTTTGCCGATTGTTTGCCCCGCACCAGACACAAGCCGATCAAGCGCATTAGCCGGCGTAACCGCCTCTTCCTGTGGCGTCATGGTCCCGAATGCACCACCGCGCCCGGCCGCCAACAGAATATCGGCAAGCGAATAATCAGGCATCAGCGTTTCTTCGATAACGCCATCAGCAAATGTGCTGGCGTAATGTGCTGCGCTTTGTTGCTCTTGCGCGCCGGCAGTTTCATTCCCTTGCTGGCGCTATTCCATTCATCGACGTTGACACCTTGCCGTTCAAACTTGGCGCGATTGGCATTAAAATAGCGTTCCTGCGCCTGCGATTTATACGGCATCGCGTCCCAGCGTGACGTTATCGGGCACCGTCACGTCCCAATTGCTCCACGTCCATATCTCGCCGGTATCGTGCTGGATGCAGACCCATTCCAAGTCGGATTCGGGCCCGCGATCGATCATGAACTTGGCGATAGCTTGGCCTTTGGGTGTATTCAGCCATAATAACTGTTGGATCTCGTGGATCACCATGCCCACGGATCACGGTCTTTGCTGTTTTTCAGATGCTGCACCATAAGCAGCATGAAATTGGCAAACACCACGGCAACCATGCCGCCGACGAGCCCGGAAATGACCTGTATTGCTAATTCGCGCATCATATTTATGCCTCTTGATATTTAGAGCATAATGCCCTATAGGTCTATCCAATGAAACGATTGCACGATATGCCCAACACGCCCAAGCGCCTACGACGCGCGCTGGATATTATGGGTCTTAGCCAAACAGATTTTGCACA